ATGTGTCTAATGAGGTTTCTGGGTCAGGGTATACTTCTGGTGGGAATACTCTTAGTAGCGTGACGCTTACACAATCAGGTGGCACTATTACGTTTGATGCTGCTGATACGTCATGGTCATCTGCGACGATTACTAGTGCTAGAGGCGCTGTGATTTATGATGACACTTTAACGGATGATCCGTTGATTGCGTATATTGATTTTGGCGCTGATTATTCTTCCAGTAACGGAACGTTTACTATTGCGTTTAATGCTGGTGGTATTTTTACTATTGATTTAACTCCGTAGGAGGGTAAATGCCTGAGTCTAATTTCCCATCTAGTCTTGATACAGACGCTAACAGTAGTCTTCCTAAGACTATTTCTGATACTGCTGCGTTAGATAATCCTAATCATGCGGAGATGCACGGTAGGGGCAACGATGCGATTATTGAGATTGAAGGGAAGTTAGGTACTGGTAGTAGTTCTGCTTCTGCTGGTGCTGTGCTTATAGGTACAGGTTCAGGTGCTTCTGCTTGGCATACGACACCTACGTTTCTTGGTGCTGTAACTGTAGGTGCTAATACCGATGGGCATGATGTTAAATTTTTTGGCAACGGAGATGGCAAGTATGTAGAGTGGGATGAAAGCGCTGATGAGTTAGAGGTTAAGGGAACCTTATCTATTAGCAATCGGTCTACTTCTGAAATAACTAATAATGGATCTTCAGGTCGTGAAATTTTGCAGTTTAGAGGCAAAACAAGTTTGTCTGATGGCGCTGGAATAAACATTTACGGAGGTAGCGATTCAGCTAACGCTGACAAAGTTATTATATTTGGTGGTTCAGATACTCCTAGATTAACAGTAAGTTCATCAGGTGTAGCAGTTGGCGGTGCGCTTAGTAAAACTTCTGGGTCGTTTGATATACCTCATCCAACTAAAGGTGGGGATTGGCGTTTGCGTCACTCGTTTATTGAGGGACCAACGTGCGATAATATTTATAGAGGAACTGTAACGCTTAGTGAAGGGTCTGCAACTGTTGATCTTGACGCAGTTTCAAACATGACAGATGGAACATGGCAAGCGTTAAATATTAATCCTTGGACATTAGTAAGTTCTTCTGGTAACGCAGTTACTTGGGAATTATCTGGTAAACTACTTACTATTGACGGACCTGATGGAGCTGTATGTAATTGGATGGTTATTGGTGAAAGGAAAGACCCTGCAATTATTGAGAGTAGCATTTCAGATAGTAATGGTAAATTAGTAGTTGAATACGAAGATGCTTCGTTTAAAGCAGAAATATAAATAGAAAGATAATAATGGAACTTACCCCAGTAGAAATATTACAAGAAATAGAAAGACAATTCCCTGTAGAATTGAAAGTTTGTATACAAGCAGTACAGATTAGAAAGTTGCTAGAAGAACAAGATGACCAAGATGATACCGACAACGAGTAGCCATGTTAATACATCTTTGCTTCACCCTGAATTTAAACGCAGGTTAGAAGCGTTCTTTAGCGACGATAAAATCGCAGGTAAAGTCAAGGTTGTATCTGGAGTTCGTACCTATGCTCAACAAAAATATCTTTATGACGGTTACAAAAGTGGTAGAGCTGGGTTTAACTTAGCTGCTAATCCTGACAGAATAACTTCTTCGGGGTTCCAAGGAAGCTACCACATGCAACAATCTGCGTTTGATGATTGGGGTTATGCTGTTGATTTTAGAATTACTGGTCGTGGGATTAGTACTTCTCAAGTGAACACCATTGCTAAATCTTATGGGATTGTTGCTGATATTCCTAGTGAGTGGTGGCATCATCAGCCTTGCCGTGTAGTCAAAGGCAAGATTAAATGGTTTGATGCTCCAGCTCTAAAGGGAACGAAAGCTAAGAAAACAGTTAAGCAAGACGTTAAAGGTATTGCTGCTGCGTTCGCTCAGATAGAAGAACTTGTTACTAGCCGACCTTTGAAGAAAGGTTCTAAGGGAGCTGCTGTTAAGGTAGTGCAACAGTTGTTAGCTGCTAAAGGTTTTTATCGGTATAAGGTTGATTCTGATTATGGGAAACTCACACGAAAGGCTGTTGTGGAGTTTCAGAAGCGTCGTCTATTATATGTTGATGGGATCGTTGGTCCTAATACTTGGAAGGCTTTATTAAGATGAGAGAATATTTAGATTTACTTGAGCGTTGCGGAGCGACTTTTGTGCAAGCAGCGGTAGCGACTATATCAGGGAACTCTTTTCTTGATATGGGTGTAAGTAATTGGAAACTTGTAGCTGCGTCTGGTTTTGCTGCTGTATTATCAGTTTTGAAAAGCTGGGCTGCTACTAAAGTAGGAGATAAATCATTCTCTTTGGCTGGTCGTAAGACTGCTTCTGAGGAGTCTTTGTACGGTAACGAGTGAGGTTAAGATATGGCAACTAATTTTCCGTCTAGTTTAGACACTTCCACTCAACAACCAACTATTGCTTCTTCTGATGACATGGATGCTTCCGGTAAGGAGCATGATGTTGTCCATACGAATCATTCTGGTGCGATTATAGCGTTAGAGACAAAGCTCGGTACTGGTGATTCTAATGCTACAGCTAATGCTGTGCTTATTGGTACTGGTTCTGGCACATCTGGGTGGGATACTTCTCCTACGTTCAAGGGTGCTGTAACTGTAGGTGTTGATGACACAGGACATGATGTAAAGTTTTTTGGTGCTACTTCTGGCAAGTATATGGAATGGGATGAGTCAGCGGATCAGCTTGATGTGACTGGCTCGCTTGACGTGACTGGTAATACTTCAATGGTTGGGACTCTGAATGTTGGCGTAGATGATACTGGGCATGATGTTAAGTTTTTTGGTGCTACGGCTAGTAAGTACATGCTGTGGGATGAATCAGCAGACGCTTTGATTGTTAAAGACACTGTAGATGCTGTCAATTTCAAAGTTAATGGTGGTCAAGGTTCTGATGGGCAGGTTTTAACTTCAACAGGAAGTGGTGTTGCTTGGGAAGATGCTGGCGGTGGTGGTGGATCTCCAGCAGGCAGCGACACACAAATTCAATTTAATAACAGTGGATCATTTGGTGCTGATTCGCAAATGTCATTTACTGCTGCTACTGGATTAGATGTTTCACCTAGCACCTATTCAGGGAACTTTCTTGGTTGTGCTTTACGCATAAAAGGTGAAGGTGGTACTACTTGGCAATCAGGGTCAATCTTTTATGTTGATAAAGATGATGTCAGAATGGCAAGAGTAGGATTTGACAACGGAACAACTACTTGGACTTGGAAGATGTCTTATCATTCAAGTATGTCAGCTTGGCTATCACTTGGTAGCCAATCTGGAACATATTTTGCTATTGGTGGTCAAGGAGGGGTTGTTAGTTATGCAAACAGAACTTCTTTTCACCCCGGAACTGATAATCTTACTGATATTGGTACATCTTCATATCGTTGGGTTGATATCTATGCTACTAATGGGACTATTCAAACATCAGACGTAGCGCTTAAGAAAGATATTACAAACACTAGTTTAGGTTTAGATTTCATAAATAGTTTACGACCTGTAGAGTACAAATGGAAAGACGGAGGCGTTAGATCTCATCAAGGTTTTATAGCGCAAGAAGTTGAAACAGCGCTTGATGCTTCTGCTAGTTCCGCTTCGGATCAGGCTATGTGGTCGCAGCATGGTGTGAATGGTGCAAGTAAAGGCATTGAACATTATTGGGAAGATTACGAAGAAGGGGAAGTAATGGAGCGTGAAATTGATCTACCAGATTATCAAAGCCTTCGTTACAATGAATTAATAGCTCCGCTAGTTAAAGCAGTACAAGAACTTACAACAAGAGTAGCAGCATTGGAAGGATAAGCGTGTGGTAGCTTATCGCTTTCCTGAAGATTACCGAAACTCTTCGGATTACAGAAAACAATTTCTTTTTTCTGATGATGATGTTAATTACAGAAATTCATTAGATTACCGCAATTCAAATGCTTATAGAATCATAGGTTCTGCTTATCGTAACTCTGTAAACTACCGCAATGAAAGCACTTATAGAGGGTCAGCAAGTACTGATTATCGTAGCTCTGTAAACTATCGTAATTCAAATACTTATAGAGGGTCATCAGGAACAAGTGTTACGGTAAGTCCTTCCGTTATTGCTACGGCTGCTACAACGCCTTCTACGACAGTTACAGGGACAGCTAGCATAGCACCATCAGTTATTGCTGGAACGTCTACAACGCCTTCTGCGACGGTTACAGCCGAAGCTGTATCTCCGCCTTCTTTAATTATAGTAGTGTCAACAGCCCCTACTGTTTCGTTATCAACTTCAACAACAATTTCGCTTTCAGTTATTGCCGGTGTCGCAGCTATGCCATCGGCTACCGTATCTGGAACAAGCAATTTAACTACTAGTGTTATTGCCGGAGTTGCTACAACTCCTTCAGCGACTATTTCAGGAACAGCAAATCTAACTCCTAGCGTAATTGCTGGTACTGGGGCTACTCCTTCTGCAACTATTTCAGGTGCAGCTAACGTAGCTCCTAGCGTAATTACAACTACAGCTACAACGCCTTCAGAAACCGTAACCATTGCAGCTTCTATAGATCAAACTTTAATTGCTGCTACTACAACAAGCCCTACAGTTGCTCTTTCTACTAGTCATGTGCTTAGCCCTGCGGTTATCGCAACGACAACAACTACTCCAACTAACACTGTTGGAGGTCAAGCACTTTCATTACCAGCTTTAGTAATAGTTGTTTCTACAGCTCCTGCGACAACAATATCAGGTGCAGCTTTAGCGTCTGTTAGCGCTATTGCCGGTACAACTGCTGTTCCTTCTGTTACTATAACTGCAAATTCAAACCTTGAAGTAGGGGTAGATGGTTCTTCTCAATTTATACCTGCAACTTCTACAGTACCGTCTGTTGAAATATCAAGTGGGATTAATCTTTCTGCTAGCGTTGTTGCTGCAAGCGCTACGACACCATCTGTTTCAGCTACAGCTTTTGTTGAAGTAACTCCTTCGTCTATATCAGGTGTTGCGTCTGTTCCTGCTGTGAGTGTTTCTACTAGTCATGTGCTTAGCCCTGATTTGATAGATGCTTTATCTGAGATAAGTAACTTTGTATTCCAAACAAAATATGTTGTTCCTACGCCTGAGAATATAGTCCCAACTTTGGATGTTCCGAAGTACCCAATTATTAGCCCTGCTAGGAACTTGGCTAGATTCTATACTCCGACAGCTAGAGGGGTTAACATATTTATATTAAACGATGGGTCGGTAACGACCCGACAACCGGCAGATATGAGTACAGTTTCAAGAACGATATATGGTGGGCATGAATCCCCCACTAATTTAACGAGCAGCGAAATGAGCGCATTAGCAACTGCTGGGTATAGTACGGAGGTAGTTGGAAGTGCCTAGATACGATTACAAATGCAAACAATGTCAGAACGTTGAGGAAATCATTCATGGTTTCCATGATGAGCATTCATTTCATTGCGTTGAATGTGGTCAGGCTATGTACAAGATGATCTCTAAAGTTAATGTGGCTCCTTCTGCGATGCCTTCTCGTAACTCTGTAATTGATTTAGACGCTACGAAGAAAGCTGAGAAAGCTAAAGATGCTGACATGTCTGCGTATAAACGGTTACGTAACAGCGGTGTGCAGCCTAAGTCTATTAATGGGTCGGCTCATTTAGAGAAACATGCTGAGACTAAAAGTGAGATTAACGCAGGTCGTGTTTATTCCAGCGATGCGAGCAGGAAAGAAAGCGAAAGACTTATGAATAGTATTGAGGCATTATGACTGCTCAAACGTGGATAGATGAAACTAAGAATTTACTTCTTACTGATTATGTTGAGGAATATGATACGTTAGGGACTTTGTTAAATGACAGTGAAACGACTGTTAATTTTACACATGATACTGCTGGGATTGTTGCTGGTTCTATTATTGAAATAGGTACTGAGTTGATGTACATATTCAGTATGAATGCTACGACGAACAATGCTACGGTTCAGCGTGGGTTTAGGGGTACTACTGCTGCTGCTCATAGTGCAGGTGCTTTAGTGACTGTTAATCCTAAGTTCCCTGCACAGCTTGTGTTGAACGCTATCAACGATGAGTTAGCTGATTTATCGTCACCTCAGAATGGTTTGTATCAGATGAAGACGGTTGAGTTTACTTACAATATAGCTCAAGATGGCTATAATTTGACTGACGTAACTGATGACATTTTATCTGTGTATCAAGTAACGTATACAGATGTTGGGTCTGAGAATACAGAGCCGGTTTTGCCTGCGTGGACTTTGCGACGAGATCGTAAAACAAGTTCTTTCGCATCAGGGTATGCTTTGGTTCTTCACGATGATGCTTCTTCTGGGCAAGCGATTAGAGTCCAATATAAAACAGATTTTATTGCGTTAGCTGCTACGTCTACTGCGTTAAGTACGGTTGGGTTGCACGCATCAGCGTATGATTTGCCTTCATTGGGGGCTGCTCTTAGGTTGATGTCTACCCGACCTGTCCGACGAGAGTTTGTTGACGAACAGGGGTCTAGTCGTAGAGCGGATGAGGTTCCTGCCGGTGCTATATCTGCTTCTATGCGTGATTTGAGGTCGTTGCGTGACACTAGGATAAGTGCTGAAGCGACTAGGTTAGATACTCAATACCCTACGTATTGGATGCGGTCAGGTGGGAAGACACAAACCTCTTACTATAGAGGGGTCTAAATGGTCCACAAAGCTGAGCGTTTGCCAGTCACTTTAACGATTGGTAGCACAGACCATGCTTACAGTATTGAGACAGAACAGTACCGTAGAACGGCTGTTCCTTTGTTGCGTGAGCAGCGAGATAGTTCTGGTGAAGCAGGCGAGCAGTCTATTAATAACCAGTTTTGGTTGAGGTCGCAAACTGATTGGGCGTTAGGTGCTGGGCAACAGTTCTTTGATAAGCCTGAGTCTAATAGGAGTAGGTTTTATACGTCTTCTGGTATTGATGTGTGGACTGAGGGTAAGTTCTCTTTGTTGCCTTTGTCGGAGACTAAGAACAATGCGTTGTCTTTAACGAACGTTATTATGAAAGTGTTCCGTAAGGTAAGCACTGGCGCTGACTACATGTATGTTGCGTCTGCTGGTTTGTTGTACTATGCGACTAACTTTAGTGCTGCTGATGGGTCAGTTACATGGAATGCGATGAGCGCTCCTGCGTCTGGTAGCGCTTCTACTATTACAGACATTACGTCTGATGGAACTAACGTGTACATAGCGTATGGAAGCGCACGTGTCCCAACTAAACAAACGTTGGGTGTGACTACAGCACCAGCTAATTACGGGTCGTTGAATCCTGACTACTTGCGTGTGGTAGGCGGTAGGTTATTCGGGATAGATGGCAAGACCATTTATGAAGATGATGGAAGTGGGGCTAAGGTATCAAGCAGTTTAGATTCTTCGTTACTTGACGGGGAATGGGTTGCTGTATCTGCTGGTCCAGCAGGGTTTTACGCTGCTAGTAACACAGCAGGAACAGGAGCTGTAAGTTTTATTGCTATTGGTGATGCTGACGGGTTGCTTAATGAACCTCAGCAAGTAGCTGAATTGCCTAGAGGCGAAGAAATTAATGACATGATTTCTTACGGTGGTTTTGTGGTGCTTGCGACAAGCAAAGGGTTACGTTTAGGTGCTATAGATACGAACAGGGGTTCTATATCGTATGGTCCTGTCTTGGATGACGCTGGAGAAGCCTTTAGTTTAGTAGCGGATCAACGTTTTGTGTGGTTTGGTGGTAGTGCAGGCAAAGTATATAGGGCTGATCTGTCACGGTTTACTGAAACGCTTGTGCCTGCGTGGGCTAGTGACTTGTTATCAGTTGGGGATGGAAATAGTTTAGGTAACGTTACGTATGTTGCTAGATCAGGTAGTAAAACATTCTTTATAGATGCAGGTAATGGTGTGCAAGGAGAAGCGGATTCAAATTCTTTGGTTGCTTCAGGCACAATAAGTATCGGTGATATTAAATGGAACAGCCAGTTTAATAAAACTATCCGAAGCCTTGAGATACGGTCAGCATCCGACTCTGTTACAGGGGCTACACGCACTTGGGCTGACGCTAACGTAGCTTACAGTGACGAGGATGAGTTTTGGGCAGGTCAAACAGCTACAGTAGGTGGTGGTATAACTGCTACGGTAACGAACGATAACAATAATTCTATTACTACTGATGCTTTAGCTAACAAAACTAAAATCAATGTCGTTGCTGCTGATGGGACCGAGTTGGTTCCTGCACTGTCTGAGTCGTTTAGGTTACAGTTTAACTTGACTAGAGATTCAGTAGTGACTGCTGGTCCCACCATAGAATCATGGCGGATAGAAGCATTCGCAGCTCCTACAAGGGTAGATGAGATTGTTGTCCCTATTATCCTTAAATCTAGGGTAGCTACATCACGTGGCATGGGTTCGGCAGCAGCTTATGATACCAAATCAGAGTATGAAGCGTTGCGTGCTGCTATGGTTAGTAAAGAAACTGTTACCTATCAGGAAGGTTCACGTTCAGAGAGTGTAGTTATTGACCAGATACAAATGTCAGCAGAGAAATTATCTGACGATGGCGTTTGGTGGGAAGGGGTATGCACCCTTCGCCTACTAACTGTCCCCTAGAATGGTGTATGACCAAAATACTGTATTACGATATTGAAACAGCGCCCAACTTAGCGTATGTGTGGGGGCAGTACCAGCAAGATGTGATTGAGCATCAGCGTGAATGGTACATGATGTGTGTGTCTTATCGGTGGGAAGGGCAGAAGCGGACACATGTTTGTTCTCTTATTGATTTCCCTGAGTCGTATGTGGAAGACCCTGAGAATGATGTGCATGTTGTTACTAAGTTGTGGGAATTAATTGACGAAGCTGACATTGTAGTTGCCCACAATGGGGATAAGTTTGATATGCGTAAAGCTAACGCTAGGTTTGTGAAGCATGGGCTTGGACCTCCAACACCTGTGGCTTCTATTGATACGTTAAAGGTAGCTCGTAAATACTTTATGTTCAATTCAAATCGTTTGAATCATGTGGGTAAACATCTTGGGCTTGGGGAGAAAGTGCAGACAGGTGGGTTCCAGCTATGGGCTGGGTGTATGCGTGGCGATATGAAGTCATGGAAGAAAATGATTAAGTATGCTCGTCAGGATGTTGATTTGTTGCGTGAAGTGTACTTAACGTTACGACCTTGGATGACTAACCATCCGAACAACAACATGTACACGGAGGAAGATGGTTGCCCTACTTGCGGAGGCACACACATGATGCGTCGTGGGTACAAGGTAACTAAGACTATGCGTTATGTTCAAATGCAATGTCAAACTTGTGGTGCTTATAGCAGAAGTCGTATCGCTGAGAAAACAGACAAACCTTCTATCGTTCCGTAGCCCCTAATTGTATTGTAGGAGTATGGCTAGATTCTTTTTTGTCATGTCACGTATACTGTTTGCTTCTATGCTTGTCATGGCGTTCATATCCCCTATTGGGGCGCAAGCACAGAACGTAACGACCTGTGTAGAGGATGAAGAAAATGATTTATTAAGCTGCACCGTGTGGGTTAATGAATTTGAGGCTGGTCCTACGTTTACGTTACAGATAACTGAGGATCAAACTCCGATAAATGCCATTACGTTTACGTCTATGACCTGCGATGATTGGGATAACGCACCTCACGCCTATGCTGCTGACCCTCACATCTGGTTGTACAGTGTTGATAGTGAAGGGGTACTGACTTTAGTTGCGGATGATGATGACTCTGCCACTCATAACGATGGGAGCAACATGTGTTGGGATAGCCAGCTTACGCCTACGTTGGACATAGGAACGTACCAGTTCAGAGCTGACGCTTTTGATACGGATTATATAGGCACGTACACGATGCAGTTATCTGGTGGTTCTTGGTCTTTGGATTCAGAACCAGAACCAGAACCAGAGCCTACTCCGACTCCCGATCCTACACCTACGCCAGAACCAGAGCCAACGCCTGAGCCTGAGCCTGAGCCAACGCCTGAGCCAGACCCTGAACCGGAACCAACGCCTACGCCTGTAGAGGAAGTTGAACCTCCCGTAGATGAGCCTATTCAAGACCCGACTCCAGACCCAACACCAGAACCCACCCCACAGCCGGACCCCCCCATCCAAGAAGAAGAACCTCTACCAACCCCAGATTTACCCCCAGTGATAGAAGAACCAGTATGGACGCTACCCCCAATAGACATAGAGGAAGAAGAAGAATACCCATTTGAAGATGATATCATGTGGGACTTTGAAGATATAGATTGGGAAGAATACGAGTTTGATTTAGATGAATTGCCAGAGATAGAAGAAGATTTTATAGACGAGGAGTTTGAAAATGAATTTGAAGAAGAACGATTTGAAGATATGGATGACACGTTTGATGAGGAATTTGAACCAGAGTTTGAAGAACTTGTGGAACCGGATGCCGAATTGGTTGAGGAAGATGTTCTAGACTTAGAAGAAGATATTGAGTTTGTTCTTGAGGAAGATTTTGAGGACATTGAGGAAATAGATTTTGAGGAGTTAGATGCTGATGAGCTTAGTGACGAAATTCTGGATGAGATACTTCAAGATGCAGAGAACGTTGAGGTCTTTTTTGAAGAAGTCTTAGAGGATAATGAGGAGTTCTTTGAGGAGGCTTCCGATGAGGAGGTAGAGGAACTTTTTGAGGCAGCACCTGAGATCTTTAATGAGGCTAGCGACGAAGTTAAAGCCGAGTTGGAAGAAGAAATTAACGTGTACGCTGGTGGTCTTGAAACCTATGTCGCTGAAGATTCAACGATCACAGTTGAGGATCGTCGGGTAGTGATCGCCGTTACGGCTACTGCTACAATGGCTGCTGGAGCTGCTATCGCAAGACCTACACCTCCACCGACACCAAGACCTACCCCTACACCTACAACACCCCGACCTAGTAGCCCTCAAGCTGCTGCTCCCAGTGGTCCAGATACCCCTAGGAGAAAACTGAAAGATGATAAAGCGTAGATTAAAGCGGATGACAAAGGAGATTTTTGCTTTGTCTTTGACTGCTGGTTCAACAGGTATTGTGCTTGTGACGTTAAGTGGAGAGACCAGACAGTATGGTATTTGGCTGACTGTCGGTTCTTTTATTTGTCACATGGTTGGTGTATGGATTGAATGGAAAGACGAGTGAGTTTAGAAGCATTATTTCTTCTGATACTCACTGGTTGTCTTCTACCTTGGATGGCGTGGGTCTCAACTGTGTTAATTAAAATTGAGATTCGTTTAGCTAGGGGAGATGCTGTCTTGGATAATGTAGAAACTACGTTATCTGACCATGAGCAACGGATCAGGGTGTTAGAGTCACACCATTAGCTTTATCTAGCTGATGTCTCCATACCATTAACAGTTCGGCAGCAAAGTCAGCATCCATAACCGCTACTTTATCTACCTGCTTACCTACTGTGGATCTTCTGTCTCCGTGTATGGCAAAGATAACCCACTTGTTGTCGTCTGATACGTCACGTATGCGAGTTATCCATTTAAATAAAGACCATGCTTTGCGGTACTTGACTTCCACCGTTACGCCTGTGTCCCCCAACCAGATATCATGCGATTCAGTGGAAGCCGAAGTACGCTTCACATCTTTATGCCCCCACTCTATCAAGAGATCACGGATAGTGTTCTCTCCTACAGTGCCTTTCTGCCGTGGCCGTGCTTTACTCACTGTTTAATGTAAGGCACGTTATCCACGTAGATATCTATGATCCTACGCATCATGCCTGAACGTGAACGCCCTTCGTCAAGAGCTAGGTTATCTATTTGTTCTACTAGTTCTTTGGGCATACGTAATGCCACTAGTTGATCGTTAGTCATTAAAATTCTACATCCTTTGCATCTTTACGTGCATCGCCCCAATGATCTGAGTCCGAATCCACTACTGCTGTGCGCCCATTCCAGTCATCTTGTTTAGGTTTGATAACTTTAGATACATCCCACACGTTACAGTTCCAAGAGGTTTTCATTTCGCCTTCCTTGTTTTTGTAACTGCTTTGTGAGAACTTACCTCGTATCATTACACGTGTACCTTTGCCTGTTTTATCTGCAATGGTTTCTGCTAGTACGGTTGAGCCATCTCTACTGTCTTCCCATACGGTGAGGTTCACCCACACGGTAGGATCATCTTTCTTTAGTTGGTAGGCAAGAGCGTTCTCGTAAACTATCTTGCCTGTGCTTTCAATAACCTTCAAGCTCCAATCTCTGCCGAGATTACCGTGAAGGTAATGTGTGTGTTCGTTGATACTCATTCTTCTCCTTTAGTTAATTCAGTATGTAAACGATAACTTTCATCCCCTGTCCAGAGTGACAGCCCTAGCGAACACCGCATGGCGATCCTCTTAATGCCGTCGCTGACGGAACTTTTAGCGTTCTGACCTGAGTGTTTACTAGGTCGTTCCACTTCACCTATCTCTTGGATAGTGACCGTGCGCCCATCTATCTGGAACGTAGCTTCCAATATGCAGCCTTCAACTATACCTTCAGGGTTACGTATCAGCTCTATTATTTTCATATCAAACGGTCCGAGATGAGCCAATAGGAATTGCGTTATGTCTCCGTGACTAACGTACCTATCTCCTCGCCCTGTTGGTTTAACTTTTACATACGCTTCTGGTATGGGTTTAGCTAACTTAGCTAGCTGGGATGTCATAAGTCTCCTTCATATTGTTCGCATGGAATCTTGCTTTACTTAATGTAACTTCTGTCGGACCGACCATTGAACAAAGTTCGTTGTGCCTACAGTACCTACATTGCCAGTGTCCGCCTTTATGTGGGACACCGTATGGTGATGGTCTTTCTACAAGTATGTCTGTGCCACTGTCGTCAAACAGCACGGCATCTGGGAGCATGTCGTTGCTGAGGTCATGTTGCACGGACCGGAATAGTTCTAGTTCAGCATCAGCTAATTGCATAGGTGACATACCGTACTCGTATACTTCTTCATCTAATGGGATAACCCATTCTATCATGTCGCCTGCTTTTGTTTTGCTACGGAAGTCATCGCCTTTAGCTATGTACACAAGGTACACGGCATCTACTTGAGAACCAGCGTCAATCATTCCTTTGGCGTACATGCTAGCCTGCGATAAATGCTCCCTCTTGGGTACACCTGCTTCTTTAGCGAGCTTAAACCCGAAGGGTGACATCGTTTTGATTTCAAGCAACCTATATTGGTCGCCTATCTTAACTAACCCATCGCAACTACCACTTACACTAACACCTGTGTGTGACAAATCTATCGCTGTTTCATACTCGCCTTCAAATTGGTCAGCGCACGCATCCTGTACGACAGTGTGCATGTGTGTCCCTAACTCAAATGCGAGCAGCGTTGATGATTCCAGATTATGGCACTCATCAAACTTGGCTGCTGTGAAACCACGTTGTCTCAAACACGCACCGCTATCAGAAACTCTCATCATCGTTCCGCAAGCTGTGGGTTTAATCTCTCTGTTCCCTTGCAAGTATCTGTCATAGGCTTCTGCTATATCAGACGTAAATTTCATTTTCTTCTCCTAATTTATAATAAGCAACTTTTCTACCACCATTCGGGCTGTCCATCTTTCGTTCTATGGGGACACCGAACTCCTCTGAGAGCTGGCGAACTCTGCGCTGCCAGTCGCCAGTCCCTAACCAGTCACGAAGATCTTCGCCACATACCCAACCATCGTTGTCTGTGTAGCCAACTCTATGGGATTTAGTTAATGACACATGCTTTTCCCATCTGAGAAAGTCATACGCTTGTTTGCATTTAGCTCCAGCATCTTTGAGGGACTTGGCTGCCACATGCTCAAGCCCCCCATGATGCCCTCCTCTGGCTCGTTCCTCATTGAGAAGCTGCCGGTAAGGTCGTCTACATGTTGGGCAAGACTGTTTGTTATTCATCTTCGTCTTCCTTCCCATGTACAAAGTCTACAAACGCTTGTTGCTGGGCAACTATTAAGTTCGCCATAGCGTAAACAGGTTTGTGACTTGGGTCATCTGTTTCAAATTGTTCTTTCATTATTCTCCTTTATTAAATTGTTCGGTCACAGTCACATCAAACAACAGCTCGGTGAGCAGGTAATGTAACAGTGATGCTTCATCCGTAGTCATATTGACAACCCAATTATTTCCATAAGATTCACCAGTGTCGTGAGTAATTTTTACTCTACGATCATCAGTAAGATCTAACCTCACGGGTTTGTTCGTGAACGCCGGATGGTACTTCATATCTTTATATAAAGTCATTGTGTTTCCTTTCTTTCTTTTATTATACACGCTGTCTAACAAATGTCAAACATCGTTTGACCAGTTTGCTCCATTACAGAACGGACAAGTCGGGTAACGTGCAATAACTGTGTCACCAATAAAGGCTCTACAATCAAGGCACTTAATGAAGAATTTACTTAAGCCTTTAGACTTACGCTTCTTCTTCTCTTGCGAGAAATCAAAGTCCATGTTCCCTACTTTCTTTTTCTTTGTATCTTACGATATGTTTAACAGGGTATCACACGCTGTCAAATTTTGTCAAACGAGATTTCATCATACGCCAACGATACCTCTCAGCAGCCGTCATCCCATGCCTAAAACCCCAGAGCTGGAAAGGATCTGGCTCCTCCTCAATAGAGGAACTAATACATTCTTCAAACACAGGACACGCATTACATACATGCCTACACTTACGATGCTGGTCACTATACATGAGCGAAGTCATGCCATGACAGCCAGCTTTCTCTCTCCAATTATCCATTCTTTCATACTACATCAAGTAACCCCCTGCGTGGGGAAAGAAGGGTGCAAAACCCACGCAAGGGGTATAAGTATTCTAGCCGTAAACTAGCTCACCAAACAACCCGTATTGGACAATAATATCAGCCCAGTCTGCATCTTGGGTAGCCCCTATGCTTTCGTAATCATCTGTCAAGTCAGCTAACAGCAGAGCTTTCGCTACTTTGTCAATCTCTCTGACGTTGTGATCCTCCGGTGGGTTCTCTTTGTATTCCTTCATTAATCTTTGTGTGCCTGTCATAATTGTCCACCAATTTAACGGGTAAACAGAGAAGCTATTGTCCTCGTTATCAACCGTTAGTTTCGCTGACCAACCACGCCAAGTCATGTGGCTATGTTTCTTAGATAGCCAGAAGTAGTTGCTGACATCCGCCCAGTGATTGATACCGCCTTCGCAAGCGGTAACGAATACATCGTGAGCGAACTCAGCGTACTTGTGATCTTCCATTATCTTTCCTTTCTTTCTTTATGAAGTTAAATGTTCAAGGTTGGCAAATAAATTGTTCCAAGTGCCTTCTTTTACCATTCCTGCTGAGTGCAATAACGTTTCGCCAGTAGTGCCGTGAGTGACTTTGATCTTCCCACCGCTTAAAGTAATGGTGATGCTTGCTGCACCTTGTTCTTGTATTTGTTCTTTCATATTCTTTCCTTTCTTTATTGTTATTAATTATTAAAATGGGTCAAAGTCTAGGACATCTACATAAGACTGAATCACAAGCGTGTCACTATCCACAATATTTGTGCGGACTTTAACATTACGTGACCTACCTGCTTGACGAGCGCCATTACGCATAGTCGCTGCTTCACAAGCAAAATCTACGTCACGTTTAAGCTCCCAGATGTTACCATCTAGCCACTTGTCCCAGTCGTAAATGTTTCTACGACCAGCGCCATTGAAATTAAATTCATTTAATTGTGTTGCCATAATTTTATTCCTTCCTGAAACGTTGTTTTGTACAAGCGTTTCCCACTGTCCACCCCTACACAGGGGAGCAAAGAGATGGACAGGGAGCTACGCTCATCAGCTCTAGGATTTACTACCGTGCAGTCCAGTTGTCGCTGTGTCGCTCGGTTTACCATGAATCTTCAGAGTTTGCCATTAACAGATTGCCCGACTACTCGTCAGTGTGGGATGGTCTGTTAAATCTTTTCTTCCATTTGATTGGTAAATAAAATACGCTCATAATAATTGTTGCGTTCATTATTATTCCTATCAAAGATTGGTTGAAATGTTCAAACAATATCTTCCTTCTTTCTTTATTGATGTTCCTAGTGGCTCAATGCCAAGATTGAGTTACGTTTTAACTCATCTATCAATTCAGTAGCGAACATATCAAATTCTTGTTGCACGGTGAACCTACCTTGACTACCGAAGAACAGCGTGATGCTAGTACCTTGAAAGTTAATCTCAAAGGTCATATAGTCGCCGCCAATATCAGTATTGCCATAACGCACATCAAACCATTGGTCCGCTACAGACTCATCAACTTCACATAATGAGTCTCTTTGATGGATACTTAATTTCGTATTGCTCATTTCTTCCTTCTTTCTGATGTTATTAGTTTAACATCCTAGAGCGCACCCTCACGGATGCGCTCCGAGCTATCAACTAGCTAACTTCTCTTTCATTTTTTTAGCACGAGCATTGAACTCACGCTTATCCATACGACTAGCGTTAGTCCAAAGACCAACACGACGCACCAAATCTTCACGAGTAAGTTCTCGCTGAACTTGGGTAGTGAACACCAGCCCAACCTCATCAAATTGCAAGTCAAATAAGGTAACACGGTTTCCACTATCTTTGAGTAGGTCAAGTCTACGCACCCACTCATCAACATTATCTTCAGTGACAGCGTTAAGCCCTACCTGCATCGTTGTCCACACAATATTTTGAGTGACGTTGTGTTCTATCCACGCATTAATACGGGATAGGTACAGCGCAAGCTCTTGCTCGTTGTCTGTATCTGGAAGAGGTGCAAATTGTCTATTATCCGATTCTTCAATCGGTTTAAACTTGACATCTTCTGAGTCAGTGACTTTGAACACGGGATAGTCTGCTTGGAACGTGCTATACGTAGCGCAGGATATTTCCGTGTAGTCAGTCACGTTTTCAACTGACCAATTAAATGGCATATCTTTTCCTTCTTTCTGATGCTTAGCATCCTAGAGCGCACCCTTACGATGCGCTCCGAGCTGATAAGCTATGCCGAGAAACTTATATCAAAGTCCCAGCTACCGTTAGTAATAACAGATTGAATCTGTTCTTCTATTTGGGTATCAACCCAGCCTTCTTGAAGGCAATCTTTGAGAGCTTGCTGAACTGTCTCATCATCTAGCTCAGGCTTATCGTCACCTTTGAAGAAGTCTAACTCTTCAGGATTAAGATTCGCTATCACTAGAGGAACTAGCATTTTCGCTAGCTCATTTAGTAGTGGTTGCATTTCCATATCTTCCTTCTTTCTGATGTTCCTAGCGAACACCCTAGAGCGCACCCTTACGATGCGCTCCGAGCTATTAGCTAGTGCATACCTTACACTCGTAATCGCTGCATTTAATTTCGTGATCCCCAACTCCATGCGTACCGTGAATAACATTATTACACACTACACATATCGTGTTGAACTCAACCTCGCCGGAATACCCCAGCACTACAGCATCTAAATGTGGCACACCTAATTTATCTGACAAGTGCATATTGCACACCCAGTGACAACAGTCGTGACCTTCTATCAAGTCACCGTTGCTGTCCTCAATTAGTAACATGTGGTTTGTTGTTAGCATTATCTTCCTTCTTTCTATTATTCGCTAACCGATATTCAAATTAGCTAACTTATAAACACCATCACGGATCAATTGTTTACAATCCTTAGTGGCATTACCTAAGAACATATTCCGGTACTTACTCGTAGTCGCTGAGTAATCCCAGTAATGTTCATCTAACCATACTTGCCCGTCATTATCAATCAAGACAATGTTAGAGCTATATGAACGGAACCACTTACCACGTTCAGTTGTAACTTCAAACTGATTAGGTACTTGATTCCCGTTAGGGCTGTACATGTTTTGTACTTTCATATCTTCCTTCTTTCTTTATTGATGCTTACTTAACACCCTAGAGCGCACCCTTACGATGCGCTCCGAGTTGTTAAGCTAACTAAACTATCGTAGTCTATTCTGTTGCCACGCCTCTACGACTGCTACAAGCGCCGAATCTTAGTCAAACCTTCAATTCAAATGGTATCTCGTCTGAGTCTTCATTGTAAATAAGTAGATTATCAGGGTCATTTGGGAAGAGTACAGCTTTGACTCGTTCATATCCCCAATCAATTATTCTTTCCATTCTTCCTTCTTTCTATCAGTGCCTTATCTAAGCACTGAGAAGGACACCTTACGATGTCCAACCCACTATCTAGGTTAGGAGTAAAACTTTTCTCCCTCACTATCCACAATACAACCTTTTCTAGCACATCCAAGTGCTTCAAATGTTTCAAATTGGAAATACTCTGCCACGTCACGCTGTACAGCGGATACGAGCGGAACATCAACGGGACATTCAACATCATATTCCGCAGACCATGACTTAACATCAACATTCACGGTGATTGGGATAGTAAGCGTTAAAATTCCACGCTCTGGATCTATTATTCTTTCCATTATCTTCCTTCTTTCTTTATTGTTTAATCTTCTATTTCTTTCCTTTACTCGTGACAAGGGTTCCCCGTGCCTTCGCAGATGCTAAAGCTACGACCCTATCAGCTATTTCAGACGGCGATATGTAATCATCATCTGTGCGCCTATTCCGGATCAATTCCTCACGGTTAGCAATTCGTAACCGGTCATAATATGCACGGTTACGGTAAGCAATATTCGCATTACTGCGACCCGTTGAATATCTTCCTATTGTTCTAGGTGCTCCCATTCTTCCTTCTTTCTGATACCTTCCGGTATCTCATCAGTGTGGTTTGATTTTAATTCCACAGAGAAGGAAAGAAAGTTCTGTCGGTGTGCTATTCCTTTATCTATAGCTAGACCTTCCAAGACCTTAAGTTATTTCTCCGTGCGTGCTTCTTCCATAAATGGGGAGCCTATCCACCAAACGGCTATCTCTCCGTTCCGAACACTTAAGAGCTCTTTCTCCAATGATCTTCTGCCCTTCAGCGATACCGCTTATCATCCGCTTGGATGTGCCTTCCAGCTATTCCGGTCGCTCCCTCCATATCTCCAAACTATTATCTGGCTAGAGTGGCTTACCCCTCATCGGGTATGAACCCATACTAGTAGCTATGTAGTAAATATGTTGTCATGTCCCATATCAATTACAGATATCTTTAGGGTGACCTATCTATAAAACAGATAGGCAAACGGTCCGATTCACCTACCACAGATCACAAAATTAATCAAATCGGAGTTCCAATGTTACATTCAGGTTACGAAAACGTTACATTTACGTTACAAAATAGACCTCCAGAAATGCCGTATACGGGCTTTAAATAACTTTCATGGGTCAAAGTACCGGACACTAAAAACACGCTGAGAATCGCACTACAGAGCGTCTAACGGGAAATCAATACATATACACACCAATGAATAAATATTCACAGGCAACAGGGACACAAAGTTAACCAGGCCTAACACCCAACGTAAAGCACACCTAACACCCAACACCAGCCAACCAAACAAACGACAGCAACAAACCCAACACCAAATAGAAACCATACCTGACCCTACCCGTTAGGTTTAATTTACACCCCCTATTAGGCTGACTGTACATCTAATGTTAGGCTTACCTAACGGATTGCCGAGCCTCCCCCCCATACGCTGTTATGTTAACGGTTTTCTGGTTGTTTTGGTTATGTTGTTTGTGTGTTGTGGGGGTTTTTTGTTGTGGGTTTTGGGTGTTTGTTTGTTGTTGTTGGGTTGTTGTGTTTTGGGGTGTGGTTTCCCTTGGGAACCTCCCAAGCATTGAGGTTGCTTTGACCTTGTAATCGCTTTGTCTTGTGCGTTACGCCCCTATGCGCTCATTCCTGTTGCGTTGTCATAGGGGGCAGTTACCCTTCTGACGGGTGA